GATCTAACCCTACTTTAGGTGCTGCAGCGATTGCTGATGCTACTGCTCTAGGATCTTCAGAGACTGGTTTATAGGTTGGCTTAGCGGAGTAAGAACTACCTGCAAACATCTCAGACATATTAGCTCTAACGGTGCTTGGTGAATCACTTTCATACTGATCTGAGGCCATAGCTCTGCTTGTCATATTAAGTGCTTCCATAAGCGGATTACTGCTTGTAAACTGGACTGGTTGCGGGGCTTTTACAGGCGGCTGTGGTGGAGTATCAGCTCTTGCTACAGAGAGTTCCTCTCTAATAGCTTCTCTTACTGCCTCTTTAATTATTTCTTTAAATTCACTGGCTTTCATAATTATAAATAGATTTAGATAATTAGTTGATCAATTCTAAACTTAATTTCATCTACAAGTACTTGTGTTGATGAGCTGAAGGATGGTCTACCCTCTAACACCACTACTCCTAACCGGTCGATAGCTACTGCGTAGCGCTGCGGAGCTACGGCTTGTCTATCAACTACCCTTATTTCTATCTTATACTCTTTATAAGAATTATTAAACTGGGTGATAGATTGATTAAGGGATTGGGAGAGTGCTCTAATTTCTTCATTCTCACTAACAAGGTTGGGGGCACAAATCTCAATTATTCTATCTAAGCTCTGTAGTAGTCCTAGAATCGTAGCAAAGGTACTGTTGATCGTAGATAGTACGAAGGTTCCTGCAGCAACCTCTCCGCGGTATTTTTGTGAGAGCTCTTTTACCTTCTCCAGTCTATCACCAAGGGTGAGAACAAAGCCTGTAGTAGTAAACTGATTAGGAGTGGGTAGGGCTTTTATAATAGCGATAATCGGAGGTATAGCTATCAAAACTACCTGTACTCGCTGTAGGATAGTTTGTAGGGAGGTGACTCTCCGCTGTAATGCTATTACTGAGCTCTCGATGTTATCTTTGGTTGCTATCAGTATCAGGAGCTGTTCTGGCGTAGGACAGAATTGTCTAAGACTTTCAGGGTCCTTTGTAGAATCTAGAAACTCTTGATAGGGCTCTAATAAAACACTGAGCTGTGAAATGACGGTCTGCTCTAGCTTAGCACGCTGGCTTAGAAGTACTCCAAATAAACCCTGTAGTGCCATTACTTTGTAAAAGTTTTTTTGGACTTTAAACCTGCAAGCTGTCCTTTCAACGTGCTCACTTTACTTGCCATATCAACTCCTGCTTTCTGTAGCTGAACTATCGGCCCTCCGGTTGGTAGAGAGATTGCAGCTTGCAAATCAATTGATAAAGATAAAAGTTGATTCAGTATATCTTCAAGTAGTGCGGTAGTTCTGTTCCCGAGTAATACAGGTTCTTGAGCGTTTTTCCCTAGCTCAATTTTATTTGCCTCAATAATAGTAGTATTAGTGGAATCGATGTTAATCGTATCTCCTGATAGTCCTATTGATAGAGGGGAGGATAGTAGTATGTGGTCAGTAGAGGCGTTTAAATATATTCTGCCGCTACTAAGCAGTACCTGGTTACCTTTGTAGGCTTTAGTCTCAGTTGGTTTTTGAGAGTAGGATTTTCTATTAATGCTACTCTCTACTAAAGGAATTGTTTGAGTTGAAGTTAAATATATTGAACTGAAATCCTCGTTTATATTTTCAGTAATAAACTCAAACCCGTTCGTAGTTGCTACCTGTCCGTTACTTAGAATGGTTATAGGGTCTCCCTTCACTGTACCTCCCCAGGGTGTGAGATTGGGTACCGTCTGGGAGAGTCTAAGTGATTGCCCGTTTCTGCCTTCTAGTATTACATCTCCTTCGTATGGCAGCATTGGATTTATATCTACCTTCTCCTCAAAGTACTCCCCGAGCTTGGGGTCGGAAGATGTATCTTCGGGGAAGCCAGTAAAATGAGGAGAGTTCCATATATTTACTACATCTAAGTAGTAGACCGTTTTACTAATAGCTAAACTATCTAGATTTTTTGATGCTGCAGAAACTAAAAGTACGATTTCGTTAACTAGTGGCAGGTGTCTGATATGAGACTGGAGAGGAAAAGCGATGGGGTACTGCTCGGCGGGTAGATTGTCAGTTACTTTTCCAAGAATCTTATAATGTACGCTTCCTACTAAATCGGGAAAGTTTGGATCGAGGTTAACTTTTACAACTCTCCCGGCTTGGAAAGCTTGTTTAGATCCTCTAGCTACTGCTGGGTTTGCTGACCTAACGAATAAGCCTAAGCTATTTCTAGTATCAACCATTACTTCTCCTGTGCCAGGGCATTAGCCTGGTCTAGAATCTGTGCAAGTTCTTCAGCACCTAACTCAAACCCTGCAGTATCACCTGATGACTTGGCATTATCCATCCTCTGGACTATAGTGAGCATCTTTACTAGCATTTCATCGTTCTTAACTCCTATCTCTAGGTAGTTAGCGATCATAGGAACTACTAAGGTAGCGTCTCCGATATTTTCAACCAGCGGCTTAAGCTCTCCAATCAAAGCAGTGATCTGCTTATCCTTCTTTTTTGAGTTGTTATATATCTCTTCTAAGACGTCGGAGAAAGTCTTATCCTTAAACAAAGTCTTGTCTAGTGCCATGCCTTTTCTTTATAAATAGAAAGGTTAGTTTTTTAGATCAATTAATCCTTGTTCTTCTAGTCCGTTGTATAGTTGGTAGAATTCTATCTTGAGTACGTTGATGACTTTGGTGAGGTACGGGGTCTCGGTACCTGTCATCTCTCGGATATAAATATATAAAGCCTTCTTCTTGAAGATATCTAAATCATAACGCTTCTTAAAGAGAATGAGTATCGCATCAGCGACCTTGCGGTCGGACTCTTTAGGAAAAAGATCATCTAACTTATCATAAGTCCTCTCGATATATATGTCAAAGATCTGTCTGAGTGTAAATGCATAAGGTCTTACATCGGCTGTATCTAAGTCATAGGTGCCGTTGAAGTCTTCGACCGGGGCTAATGACTTTAAGCGCTTATAATTCTTATTGTTATAGTTAATAAGATGCCTTTTGACGATAGTCCCGAAGTAAGAGTATGCTTTCGCACCACGGGTTGAGTCAAACATATGTATCTTCTCCTCAATAAGCAGGGAGATAACCTCATGCTTTAGGTCCTCTAGGTCTTCTACATCGGTGTAGTAGAATCTAAAGGTGTGGATTATATTTTCTACTAGTTTGTAGAACGGATAATAGATTTTATCCGTGAAAATCTTCTGACGAAAGGTTACATCTTTCGAATTATTGTACGCTACAATTGCGTCTTCGGTGTCTTGCGTGAAATAGTTAGTATCACTTTTCTTTCTGCCCATGTATTACTTGAGGATGTAGGCATCGAGGACGATCTGTATCTGTTTTAAGTTTTCAAAGAAGAAACCCACCTCGTCATCGGAGCTAAAGCTCCCATTACTGTCGATTTCACGTAACCTTTTGCTTGAATCCTCGAGAACATTGGAGATATCCTCAACGTATTTCTGTTGATTTTGAACGGTATCCTCTAGTTTTTCTAGTTTTTTAAGGAGATTCCATGTAGAGAACCCGAGGACTCCCACTAATATAGCTAATAAAATGATTAAAACCAACATTTTTTATATATTTTTAAGTAAATTACTGAGGCCTTCTGAAGATTTAACAGTTTTACCGGTGGAGGTACCTGTTTTACTTACATTTGGGGTGCTTTTACCCCCTGTTTTCAACCATCTATCGTACTCTATCTTAGAAGCCATGAAGTCGGCCTGGTGTAAAACAAAGACTATGTTGGTTTTGAACCTAGAATCCGGGTTATGATTGAAGAAATACGCTTTATTTGCATCATCGAAGATGCCATCATGTAGTCTGATACCTAAATACTCTTTCTGAGACATGGAAATACCGTATTTCTGAAGGAGATATAGGGACCGGTCTTGAATAAGCATAAAATCTAGTGAGGTATTGATAGAATACTCCTCTTTTAGCTTATCTCTCCTCCAATTATCGGTTTGAGGTAGGTAGCCATCCTGTTCTCCGTCACCGATCTTACCTAAATCGTGGTTTAGAGCAGCAAAAACAAGTTCTTCTTCGGTAAAATCGATTTCTGCACCAGAAACACCCCAGAACTTCATAGTCCTTAGCGATAATTCAACAACTCTGTTGACATGCTCGATGTATCCACCGGGGAAAGCGTTGTGATACCATGTTTTAGAGGAGGCAGGAGCAAGGACCATGTGGTCTGCTAGTGCTTGATAGGTACTTTTAAGTTTTTCCTTACGGTCTCCGGTGATATAGTCCTCAATATAT